CCCGCTTTCTGGATTTATACTCATGCCCTCTGGAGCAACTGGTGGACTAGGCGGAGTTCCGGGGGGTGTAGGAAGCGCTGATGGCGACACGGTAGCTACATCGGGAACAGTTCCAGGGGGAACAGTAGCTAACTGAGAACCTGTACCAGTAGCATTTGCTGCATTGGCAGCACCATATACGCTGTCATATGCACCCATACCACCAGAGATAGCACCGCCCAAACCGCCCATTAAAGCACCTTTGCCAACGTCTCCACCTTGAATTTTTGCACCAATACCACCATAAAGAGCACCGGCTCCAGCACCAGCAAGAGCACCACCAACAGTAGTAGCAGTGCCTGCAGCCATACCAGCACTACCTAAAGCACCAGCTAAATAAGGAGCAGCAGCTCCAGCAGTAAAGTACGTAGCGGCAGCCATAGCTACCACTGGGAGAATCTGATCTAAAAAGCCTGCTTCTGGCAGACCGGTTTCTGGGTTAATTGTTAGTGTGCCACCCTTAGCTTTAGCAAGCGCTTGTAACCCCTGAACTTCTCGTGGAGTCATATGGACAAGCATCGTGTCTTTGCCACGTCCTTTAGCTCGAACGTGGTGCGCTAGATTGTGTAAGCTCATAGGCGTACCTTGGGGTTATTTGGGGTAAAGTTTATCATTAATATAACGCCGAAACAAACGTTGCGGTAAGAATTACAGATGGAGAAGCTGGATGAACAGGGGCTGTTCCAGGAGGGTAAGTGCCAGCTACCGTATTTCCAGATTCTGAAGCATACATTAACTGAATATTATCCCCAGCATTCACAGCCACAATCAAGTTCCAAGACACAATTGCAGCTCCTATACCACCAGCGTGTTTTGAAGGAACTGATACAACCCCACCCGTGTAATCTATATTAGCTGTATTTTTTCTAAACCAAAGAGTTACGTTATCTATTGAGCTTGTGCAGTTTATAAGCTGAACGCTAAACTGAACGTTGTAATATCCAGCTACGGCAAAGACAACCTTAGTAGTATCAAGGGGGTCTAAGGCTACCTCGTTGCTAGTATCTGTTGTATCAAATGGGATAGCTAAAGCCGTACTTGCAGACGCCACACCCTGAGCTTCTGATACATAAACCCCAGCCGCATGAGAAGATCCAGTAGAGCCGTATACAGACCGAGTAATGCCCGTAAAGGTAGTAGCTGTTTTACCTGTATAACTAATTAACTCACTTCCAATAAGAATAGTACCAGGCAATATTTCACCAAACCCAGCCGTAGAACCAACCACAATATTTGCCGTTGAGCTTGAGTTTGGTATGGCATTAGTCAGTGTTGTATATCCGTTTTGATGAAACGCACCGTTAGGGAACTGCAAAAGACCGCCACCAGTAGGCGCCAGCAAGGATGCCAGCCCGTTATCAATCTGGTTAAAGTACAGACGTAAGGCGTTGTTCAGCTGGTCAATGTATTGCTGGCGGTAGTCTACTGGCGCAACCAGCAGATTCGGTGCTTTTGGTGGGCGAAGGGGGGCTGACCGTGGAAGTGTCATCTGCGACCATCATTCCTGATGTCGATACGTGGGCTACCCAACTGCCATGCCACACCCAAGGTATTTGACTCAATCTTAAAGCTCATTTGACGGGCTCTTAGGCGGGTATAAACCTGACCATCAAACTCTTGCACATCGTACGTATTACGGCTGGTGTAGTTGTCAGCACTAACCACTTCTGGTCTATCGGCACTGCCATAAGGCGCACCTGAGTTTCTGCGGGGGCGTACCGTCATCGTAACTTTAGGTTGATTTACATTTGAACCGTTAAAGGTCAAGTCAGGCAGTATGCGCCAGACAAACCCGAAATTGTGTCCATCACCGATGTCAAAGTCAGAAGACTGGATGTAGGCTTCAATTGGCACAGGAGTTAACCCTGATACGTCATCAACGTTGGCTTCGTGGTAAAGAATACGGTTATTAACTCCATCGGCTGCCATCGGGTATTGACGCAAACCAGAATCTAACCAAGCAGTGCGGTCCATCGTGCCATACACCCACGTACGTTCAAGGTAGTTATAGATGACATAGCTGTCAATATCATTACTGTTTTGTGAGCAATAGAACCACCATACTTCACTGTATGCTTCGTTAGAACCAGCAAATATTTGGAAGGCTTGGTCTTTATTAATGTCATCAAAAATAAACTGCCAGATTGCACATGGTAACGTTTCCACACGACCTGAATACATGAAAAACTTATCTGTCCCCATCCAGTATGTGATGTTGTTAATTGTTATAGCCGCATTGGGAGACATAACAGTAATGTTGTCCTGCAGCAATTGGAAGCCCCAGATGTAGGGTGGTCCAAGGTATTGCATAGAATAAATAGCTGCATCAGACCAAACTAGAATCTCTTGGCGGGTTGAACGAGCCAATATGATGGTTGAACCAATATTTAAACGGTACTCACCTGACTGGTTAGTAGCATCTGGTACCCATGTAAATGGATCTTCTTGGTCAGACCAACGAACTAACAAGGGATCAAATGTTGTATTCGGGTTGGTTGGATCGTATGGGTTTGCACCAAACGCAATTACAAAACGCTGAATAGCCGAGCCAATAATTTGATTGGTTTGGTTTGGCACAAAGTCTTGGTATGTATAAGAAGTGCCTGGCACTATAGATGGAGAAGCTAATGTGCTTAACTCTACCGCCCGAACAGATACACCAGTAGTCGCATCCCAATAATAAATAGCACCGCCACGAGGGGCAATAATTAAATCTTCACCAAAGTTGTCATTTGTCCAAAGGCGTAACTGCTGACCAATACCAACAGAAGCGGCAGCACCCCAACCACGCACAGGGGCTACAGGCGTAGATACCACTACAGTACCGCCAGTTGGACCATTATTAGAGGTTGTGTAGGTAGTAGAGCCGATAACCGTTGAGAACGTATAGGCGTTGGCGTTAACCACTGTAACTGGAAAGGCTTTAATAAACGGAGCAGAAGCTAATCCGCAAACGTTTCCAGAGATGCTATTAAAGACCACATAGTCGCTATTAGAAAGCCCGTGAGCTGTTTGGGTTACGGTTACAACGTTGCTAGGGCTAGTGCATGTAAACGGATCACTAAGAGTAGCTTGAATATAGGAAGGCCAAGTACCAGCGCCCCAACCAGTACCTACAATATAGGTAGACAACCCAGTATTAATTTGAAACGCCATCGTAATAGCATTACCACCGCCAGCTGCTACGTTTGAAGTTGCTGCGCTATTGACCGTAAACGTAAATGTATCTAAATCCACATAGGTAATTTGATGTTCTGCATTAAGTTCTGTAGCTGGGATTCCGCCAACCGCAGTAGCACCAGATATGGTTACAAAGTCGTTACTAACTCCACCATAATTTACATAGTTAATTGTTACTACATTTGAACCGTTTGTAGTAGATATGCAGTTGGCGGTGCTAGGAGTCGAGGAGTTTGTAAAAGTGACACGGATTGGAGTTATATCGTTATAGTCGCCACCTAGTTCAATGTAATATTTAAGGTTTGTCCCTACACCTAACAGGTTAGACCCAGCTAAAGTAACCCAATTCCACAAAGCACGGGCAACACCTAAAAACGTATTATTAGACAGTCTAATCCAACCACCAATTTTTTCAGGAAATCCTGAGCGAAACCGTACTTTGTCACAAGCGTACCAACCCCCTTCGTTAGAGTAATCAGTACCTTCTCGGTTAATTCCTGGTCTAAATTGAAGTTTTTGTAATGGCATACGGGTTTACCCTAGGATAAAAATAATGCTCGTTCATCATTTCTGCGAGTGACCAAGCCTTTCAGTACTTTACCGCCAGCAAGCGTGTATTTCAAGAACTCTTCCGCAGCGCCTTCCATATCCCCACGCAGAACCTTCTGACGGAGGGTTGAGCGCTGTAGTGTTCCAAGCCCAACATTAAAGCTAAAGCTAACAAGAGCATCGAACTGACCTTGAGTGAGCTTAACGGGACAGTAGCGTTCAACACCCCGTTCAAAGCGGTTAAGATCGTCTCGAAGAATGTCATCTACTTCCTCCATCGAAAAGGTGCGGTTGTCCCGTTCTTCTAGCGGATAGGCATCCCGTTCATCTATCTTTAAAGCGCCCTGCCGTG